CCGGAAGCAGACGCGAGCGGCCAGTTCCAGTTCCACGTAGCGGCGGAAGTCTGGCGTCCAGCGCGACAGTTCCAGACCCATGCCCGTGTCGTCGGAAACGTAACGCATGTAGATGGGGGTGACGGGGGCTGCGATGTAGTCCTGTTCGAGGACGTACTGGAGGAGGGGGTGGTCGAAGTTCTCGTCGGCGGAGAGGGCGAAGAGGCGAACGAAGTCGGTCGGCTTGGCAAAGATCTCGCTGTCGCCGAAGTTCGGCTCGACGCCCGTGTCGGCAACAAGCTTGACGCTTTCCATGGCGAAGTTCCAAGAACCGCGTTTCAGGCATTCGGCGACCACCTGATCGTACACGTTGTCGAGAACCCGGCGAGCCGTCGAGTTCTCTGTGATCGTGATATTGTAATCGCCCAATGCGGTGAGAGCGCCAGTGTACAATTCTTGTTTTGTTGTCACGGGTCACCTACTTTCGGTTTCTGGCAAGGCGAGGCTTGGCAAGGTCTGGCAAGGCGAGGACAGGCGCGGCATGGCAAGGCAGGCGAGGGTTACCCCTTGTTTGCCGCCACCCACAGGAGCGCCTTCTCCCTCAGTTTGAAATCCCTTGCGCGGCCAACGATGTTGGCACCCTTCAGGATGTCGAAGCCCTTGTCGGCTGCGTTCCAGCGGATCTCGAAACCATCCACCGTCTCGTCGTCCTGAGGACCGAAGTAGACCGGCTCGCGGAGCACGGCGACATCGAGGCTCTTGGGGTGGACGGCGCGGACGTAGAGTTGGGCGAAGAAGGCATGGTCGACGCGACCGATGTTGATGATCGCCCCTGTCAGGTCGGTGACGACGCCGGGACGCCTGCCGAAGCGGAAGGCGACAACCGCCCAGAAGTCAGGTTCGAGGCATTCCTCGAACTGCATGCCTGCTGGCAGGGTCACATCGAAGATGGCACGCGCGTGCTCCTGCAGGCGGAGATCCTTTTCGAGAAGCTTGGCGCTGGCCTTCTGGCGCGCCTTGGAGCGGATGGCGTCGGGGGTGGGAACTGGTTCTGCGGGTGCTGCCACCGTGGCGGGTTTTGGTTTGGTAGCTGTAGACATCTGTTTTCCTTACAAAAAAAGCCCCCGCCGGGATGGCGGGGGACGTTGGTGATGATCAAGAGGGGATCAGTCCGTGTCGGTGACCTTGACAGTACCCTGCGTGTTCCCCGTGTCTTGCACGGTGATGAAGACACCATCGTAGGTCTCGTTGTTGGTCGTATCCACGATCTTGACGATATCGCCAGTATCTGCGCCGACATCCTTGGCGTTGGTGAAGTAGCCAGCGGCTTGGTAGGTGCCGACTGCCTCACCGCCAGTGTCGGTGTAGACGAACTGCTTGATACCGGCGATGCTCTGGCTCTGGAGGACCAGCTTTGAACTATCGTAACCCATAACTCAAGCCTCCCTCAAATTGCCGAAGCGTCATGCAGGAACTGCACGATGCCGGACTGTTGCAGCAACTGTGCGCCAGTGAATGACGAGGCACGGGCATAGGAATAGTCCTGCTCGTCATTGTAGCCCACGGCGGTGTTGAGGCCCTCGCCGCTGTCGAACGCCGAACCGATGGCGTTCTGGTGGAAGAAGTAGCACTTCTCCGAAGCGGTGCCCACGCCTGTGAGCAGCGGATGGAAGATCCAGTTGTAACCGGCCCAGCGCAGGACGCGCTTGGCAGGTCCGGTCAGGAACTTCATCTCCACGTAGTCGGCGCTGTTGAACTCGTTGAGTTGCATCAGGTAGCCGCGCACGGCGGGGGTGGCCACGGCCCACATCTTGTCTTCTTCCTCGACGGGAACTTCGTTCTCGCCAAGGGTGACGGTAGCTTTCGCCACCGCTGCAAGAGACATCGTGGTCGCTGCACCAAGGTTGGTGGTTGCCCCATCGAGAGCCGAGATGATGTCGGCGTCGATGCGACGGTTCAGTACCATCCTCGTGGTGGACTGCATCAGCGCACGCTGATCGCCCTGACTTTCGAAGATGTTCCACCGGGTCTTGCGGACCAGATCGTGCCACTCGGTGAGTGTGCATTCGGTCTGTACGTTGTTGTCCGCACGAGCGGGGATGAGGCCGTTGAGGCCGCGCGTTACAGCGGCTGCGCCGCCGGAACCCGCGACGAGGAAGGTGGCCCTGTCGCCTTTGATTATTGCCTCGGTCACAGTGGTGCGCCGAAGCCACGACATGCCTTCCTCGAACTCCGCTATCAACTCCTGTCGATCAACGCGCATCATGCGCGTCAGACTGTCGCTTCCCCCGCAGGGGTTGGAACACTCAGTCGTTGCTGACGGTGGAAGTGAATAATCTGGTCTATCTTGTGTTTTTTCAATCTCGCGTGGCGCGTCACCTTCGATAAAAACCGCAGGGCAAAATCAGCATCCTTCACGCCAAGATTTCGTCGCCATATCATGACATCTGGCGACTGATCGTGTTTGAACACGTTTCCGCCAAAGGCATTCCGAAGAAATTTCAGGACACCCATATCGTTAGCATGCGCGACGGCGCCGACATTGATCTGCCAGTAATTATGGGGCGGCTTCTGGTATTTCAGACGATACCATCCGTCGCCATCCAGATAACCTGCCAACCATGCCCACGTAGGATGATTTTTCGGTTTTGCTGGCCCGGCATTTTCAATGCGAGATACCTTACTGGATGCTGTCAACTGCTCCCGGTCTTTCGACGAGAGCCAAACGCTCCTTTGTTCGCGCCATTTTTCCAGCAACCATTTCCAGTGTTTTCCCTTGATGACCATGTGCTTGATCAGGCGAGGCAAAAGCATCTCCAAATCGGAACGCTTGCTGACAGTCCATGTGATGTACTGCTTGTCCTTGCCATATCGGCTGATGCCACCCATGCCGGTTTCTTCCGGCAGCGAGGCGACAAACCCATGATGATCGATAGCATCGGATGCCGCCAATCTCATTTGCAGCCCAAGAAAAAACACATCTTCGGCCTTCTCGTATTTCTTGAATGAGAACGATAATGAACCATCCGCATCCAGAAGGCCTGCAAGATATTTGACCAAATTTTCCTTCATCCCGGCTTCCTTTTGTTTCGAGCCAAGATACCTTTCATCGGGTTACCGTTTCACCGGCTCCCCGTTGTTCAGTTCCAAACCAACAATACCTTATTGGATTTGGGGGGCACTTTCTGCCATTTTGACACCTCAAAAAAGGTTGTTGATGAGATGCCGTTAACGCTCGGGGTGTCCCTTTCCGATCAGCCGGGGCCGCTAAAGCGGGGTGTCCGGCCACCCAAGGGGGCTTCACGAACGACGATCTACTGTCGCATCTTGCGACAGTAGCTTGGTGGTGCTCGGTGGGGCCTCGAAGAGGGGTATCCGCCTTTGCACCGGGTCATGCTGCGCTCTGACGCGCACGCATCCTTTCGCGGGCATCCAGCAGTTCGCGGTAGCGAGCCTGCTTGGCCTCGTCCTTGTTGTATGCCCTGCGGTCTGTCCGCATGAGCGTCTCGATTTCCTTGATCTCCTCGTCTACGCCCTTGCCGCTCATGTCGACGTCGTCGACAACCGCAGCGGTCGGGTTGATGGCCTTGGCCATGTTGACGAGAGCGCGAACAAAATTCGGATCGTCGCCGATGATGTTGCCACCTGCGGTTCGTCCGCCCAGAACGGCAGCAAGGCCCTCCTTGCCCCCCGGCCAGTACGGAAACACGGCGGCGATCGAGTTCAGGTTGCGCTTGTATGCACCGCCGTACTCCTCCTTCAACTCATTCTGGGACGCCACCTTGAACTCGTCGTCAAACTCGTCCTGCGCCTCGGAGGCTTTTTCCTGCTGCTGGTAGTACCAGTTGACAATGTCGTTGTACTGTTCCTTCGACATGTTGGAGTTCATCGCCACCTCGGCGAAGGCGTCGGCGACAGGCCTGTCGTCGTCACCGAGGTCAACGCCCTCCGGCAGTTGCAGGCTGGTGACGTATTCGGCCTGTTCCTTCGGGATCCCCATAACCTCCCGGTATCGCGCCTTCTCCTCGTCCGTTGCATCCTCTCCGGGCTTGCGGATCAGGTTCCCCTCCGAAAATATCTTTTCCAGTTCGGATGCCTTGCCGTAGACGGATGCCGGATCCGAGTAGCGTTCAAGCTGCTTCAGGATACGTGCGCGTGCCTTTTCATCTTCGCCTGCGCGCTCGGTCGCGATCCTGTCTCGCCAGTCTTCCGGCCAATAGCCTTTTTTCTCCTCTTCCACCGGCGCTTCCGCACCGCCTGCAATCGTCTCCTCGCCCTTTGTCTCCTCGCCTTGAGACGGGTCAACTGCTGGCGATTTTTGCTCTTCAAGTTCTGCGGGATCTTCAGCCATGATTACTCCTTGAACAGTTCTGGCTTCAGTCGGAACATCTTGACCAGCGCGAGACCGACCGACCTCCGGCCCGCGAGGTAGTCACTGGCGTCGGGTTCGCCAGCGACAAAGGTTTCGTTGTAGGTTCCAGCGGCCTCCTCGATGATCCAGTCCAGCGCGACCTTGCAGTCGTGCGCCGAGGGTGGATCATCTCTACTGCCGATGCCGTAGAGCATGACCGCCTGCACGGCCCTGATCTGCTCCTTCGTGTAGAGCGGCGGATAATGCGGCTTGCGCCTGCGCGGGTTTGTATGGACTTTCTCCGGTTGTTCGCTCATGCAGCCTTACCGGGCGCTGGCAGCGCCTTCTGGACAGCCTCGAGACCCTTGCCACCCTTTTCCGCTGCAGCGCCTGCCTGCTCGCCTGCCGCCAGCATCTGCATCAGTTCGGCCTGCTTCTGAAGCTGCGCCCTCTTCTCCTTGACCGCTTTTTCCGGCTTGAACCACTTGTCCTTCCATCCTGCCAGCTTCATCGCATCGCGTGTCGCAACGTCGAGATCAGCGACCTCGAGCAGCGCCGGGTCGACAGACGCTGCAGGTGCGAGAATGCGCTGCATGATATCGACGAACTGCGAAGCCTCCGCCTCCTCCGTCATGTCGGAGATCGGCGAGTGGAACGTGAAGCGAATGTCCGATCCCTGAAGCGATTTCGGCATGCCCTCGAGGGGGAAAGCCGAGTGCTTCATCATGATATTGAACGCCAGTTCGCAAAGCGGGCTGGAGTAGGACTTCTCGATCGGTTCGAAGATCGGCGATGCCCCGCGGATATGTTCCTCGATGCGTCGGCGAACCTCGAACGCCGTCATGTCGGTGTTCTCGGGGCTGGGCAGGTTGATCTTGTCCAGCATGAATGCTGCCCGGACATCCTCGCGGAGAGCCTGCGCTATCTCGAAGCCGACAGGCATGTTGCCGGACTGCTGCGTGATGGGCCTGAGAACCTCGCCAAGGCGCTCGTCGTACTCCATGTCGGCATACGTGATGCCTCCGGGGTAGAGCGGGATGTCGCCGCGGATGGCCTCGTAGACCGCGACCATGGGTGGATCGACGTACTTCTCGCCAGCTTCCCTGAGCGTCCTGATGACCGCCTGCATGGTACGCCCGTCTGGCAGAGCCACTTCTGTCGCCATTGACCTGCCGTACTGGGATCCCGAAACCGTCATCCAGCGAGGAACGACATACGGGAAATAGTCGATGCCGACTTCCTCGATCACCTTCTCCGTCACGCGCTCGACCATCAGGCTCGTGAAGCGGTAATTGTCGCCATTGCTTTTCTGGTGCCTGTATACTCGTTCAGGCAGAATGACGTGGCGACATTTTACCTCCTGATGAGGGTCTTCCTTGAAATACCGCAGCGTTTCCTTCGACACGCTGCTTCCGTAATACTGGACGAGTTGCTTGGCGGTCGGGTTCCAGTTGCGGTGCATCTCGTCAACTTCGCCGTCATGGTTCTCCTTCCATGCGCAGTCGCGAAGATGATAGTTGCGAAACAGCAGGCCATCGAGGTTCGCATTTGGCTGGCCATGGATCACGGCGTTGCCGAATGTGACGTAGTCGTGGTCGGCCTGCTTGGTCGATCTCACCAGACCCGACCTTCCCTCGTACATGGCACGCCACTGGATCTCGCTCATCCTCTCGAGAAAGCGGCGTTCCGGCGAGTTCTCGTCGAGGTCGTAGTCCATGACGTGGATCGAGAACCACTTCTTGGACTGGGGCCTGAGGTTCGAGGAGAGCAGGTTGCCCAGTTCGCGGCGGGCGATCACCGGGTAGGAGGCGTAGAGATGGTCGGCATATTCCCCGCCGTCGTTCTGCGTCTCCGTAAAGTCGGCACGCTCAGGGTAGAAGTTCAGCGCCAGTTCCTGCCACATGCTGTCGACGGTTCGTTTCTTGCCGAACAGCTTGTCTCCTATTTTGATGGCATCTCGGGCGCGTTGATCCATCAACCGTATCCTGCGATCGTTTTCCTGCGCGGCAGGCGTGGGGTTTTCGCATTCTCCACCGTCTGCATCCATTCAGGAAGAGGCGGCATTGGCGGCGGCTGCGGGTTTTTGGCATTCTCCACAGTCGTCATCCACTCGGGAAGAGGTGGCATTGGCGGCGGCTGCGGGTTTTGCAAATCTCTCACATCCTTCGCCCATTCAGGCCCGGTACCACCGAGGCCTTCCTTGACGATGGTGTCCCGCTGCCCCTCTTTCACCATGTTGGTCCTCTTCTGTCCGCCCCTGTCAGAGATCACGGCTGTTTGTCCGCGGTACGCCTCCTTGGCCTTGTCGTTCGACGAAAGATAGGGGGTCTGCTTGACGTGCCCACCGCCTCCGAACAAGCCACTCATGATTATGTCCCTCCGCCAAGATAGCGTCCCGTCGAGCCCGTCATGTCGCGAAGGCTTTCGCTCATGATGGTCGATCGGCGACCTGCCGCAGCCTCGCGGCGCTTGCGCCATGCCAAGCGCTGCTTGTCGGCGTTCGGGTCTTCCTGCGTGGGAAGACGGACAACTTTCGGTGCAGGTATCTTCTGCTCTGGAATGTCAGGTGATCCACCCATTGTTCATCTCCTTCTGGTCATCTGCTTGGCCTTTGCGTGGCCAAGGATTGCTTTCGGCATCCGGCCCGTCCTGCCGTTCACCACTCGCCTTGCCTCCGCCCTCATGCCCTCGATGAGGCACATCGCGACGGCATCGCCGCGGTCGGTCGAGCGACCGATGCGTTTCTTGATGTCTTCCTTGCTTTCGATCTGGATGCCCCTCGATGACATCTGCCAGCGGGCGGCGGCGAGATCCGCCCTGAGAACGCTGTCTGGTGGCAGGGCGACTACCGCCCCGCCCTCCTGATCCGGGTCCAGTTCCTCCCGAAGCCGCCACATGACCTCCGCCCTCTTGTTGTGAAACCTGAGCCCGGATCCGCGAGCCGTCGCTATGGAATTGGAGGCACCATTGAAGCGGTGATAGTCGATGCCGTTGTCTTTCAAACGCTCGATCACCGAACCGGCATACCCGCCGCCGACATCGATCACGAGGGCTGCGTTGTCGCGCCTGCACTCGACTATCACCGTCGCCATCGCAGAGCCGTCCGCAGTTTCGGCTCCGTTCTTGGCGACCAGCGGGGCGACCCATGTTCCGTACCGATAGGCCAGCACGGCAGCATCGTCTCCACCGCCAGCGCAGTCGAAGCCCATGGCGGTCATTGCCTGCCCCTGAAAACCATTCTCCTTCCACCGCTCCTGAGCGGCCATGATCCAGTTGGTCGGGATCACCTGATAGGGATCCTGCTCCAGAGTGATCATCCAGTTGCCGTCGCGGACTGCCGACCTGAGAGGCTCCGGCAAATTGTCCAGCTTGTGCTGGTAGGTCGAGTGGCCGTCGCTGTCCCAGAAATACGGGTTGTCCTCGAGCCTCGCCGGGATGAAGGTCCGGCTCAGCGGCCTGATCATTCTCCCGCCGATCTCTACTTCATCGGGACCGTCGACCCACATGTCCTTGCCGCGCGCGTCGGTGACCACGTACATCAGTTCCCCGGCCTTGCGACCGAGGTGCGGGTAATCCGGGTCCGCCCCCATCTGGTAGAGCGGGTGAGACGGGTCCAGCCATGGCCCGAACATTTCCTTCAGCCATTGGCCCTGAACCTCGCTCTCCGGCGGGTTGGTCGCGAGCACCACGCGGCATTTCTGGTTCGGATCCGCAGAGCGGACCCAGCCCATCAGGAACCTGACTTGGCTCTCCTCGAACTGGGATGCCTCGTCGATCGCCAGCAGGTCATGGGGCTGACCCTTGTAATGCTGCTCGTCGCCGACGTTCTTCGCGCCTCCAAACTCGATCAGCCTGCCATCGACCGTCCTCAGCTTGGCGGGCGGACTGCCGTTGAAACCATCGCGGGTTCCGTAGATCCTCAGCGTGTCCTCGACCAGCGACGACAGGTCCGAGTATTGCCGCCTCATCACGAGGCTGCGCTGATGTGCCGTCAGTGACAGGCCCGTGATCAGTCCTGACTTTCCTCCCCCCGCCTGACCGCCGTAGAGCATGACGTCCGCCGCCGAATGGTAGGCCATCGACTGGGGCCCCTTGGATGGCCTCCACCTTGTCAGCTTGTCGCGGATCTTGGGCAGCTTTTCGATGTTTATCCGGTTTTCCGGTGACATCCGCTCGATCAACCGTTCAACAGCCAGCAGATCTTCGGCAGCGCCCATGAAACCTCCATAGCAAAGGGCCGCTGCAGAACTCTGTGGGAACTGCAACGGCCCTGATCTTCCAAGGAGAAGATGAATGCCCGATAAGAAGACACAATTCGGGTGCCCGAATATTTACGCCTCTTCTTCAGAGGCGTCAACACCCCGCGTGATTTCGGGGCGTTTTCAAGTGTTCTTATGCACTACTTAAACTGTTCTACTATCACTTCAAGTATTAACAGTAGTAACAAACAACTTGCAATATATGCTCAATATGGTATAATAAACCTGACAGTCGAAAGACCGTCAGTTATTTGACATTACCAAGGAGAAGACAATGGCAAGGAAGACAACGAGGAAACAGATGTATCGACACGCCATCTGGATCCGCCTCGACAACGAGGCACCGAGACTGGGCTGCGGGGTTCGCCCGCTGTTCGTCAGAAGCGTCGGTCCCAAGTGGGTCAGGGTCACTGCCCCGGCTGACGGGACCAACCATCGCTTCCCGCGACGTGTGTGGGATCAGTTGATGAAGGCCAAGAACAACAGGACGGTCACCGCCTGACACTCGCCCCCGGTTCACGCCGGGGGTATTTTCTTGATCTCTTCCATGGTCATCTCGAGGCTTCTGATTACCTCGGCATCGAAGCCGTGTTCGACGAACCATTCCACGCCCCATGGCGGTGCCCAAGCATCGTGGCCGCGATGGATCACCGGCACCATTTCAACTCCGAGCGCGAGCGCGCATGCGACCCGGTGGGCACCGCCAAGCAGTTCGCCCATGGGATCGATCGGGATGGGGAAATTGTCGGAAAAGCCGTGCATCTTCATGCTTTCGAAGAGACGGATGGCGGCGTTCTGGTAGTCGTCGAGGTTCATTTTCCATCGGTCCATCGGATCGCCCTGCGCCCAGCGCCTGTTGACGCGGTGGTAGATGTGGTCGCGGTAGAGGCTGATGATTTTGACCGGGTCTCCCTCACCACCAGACAGGAGGCGAAACAGGCGGTACTTTACTGCCAAGTCCAAGCGTCTCGGTGTGACCAGCGTCTGCGGCAAGACCCTGTAGAAGCTTTCTTGCCGCGTCTGGGTCTCCGGTGGTGGTGATTTCAGATACCTCAACTCCCCTGTCACCGAGGATCTCCTTCGCGTAATCGATGGCCGGTTGCATCAGCGGCACCATGAAGCTGCGATTTTCGTGGGCGGTTTCCGCTACATCTTCCCGCTCCCTGTTCCTTCGGCGGATCTCGTCCTGATCGGCCTCGAGGAAGACGACGCCGAGCGATACCGGCATCAGGCGGAAGAAATGATACAGTTCAGAGACCGGCATGCCAAGGTCGGCCAGCCTCCAGCCGAAGCCGAGGCCGCGCTGTACGAAGCCTGTCTGGATGTAGACAGGCTTGGATGCGGATGCGCCGAGGTAATGGACCGCCGCCATCTTGCGCATCGTGCGCCTGTTCATCCTGACAGCGGCGACGTAGCTTGGGTGGTCCTGCACCAACATCAGCAGCCGGGTGACCTCGTTGAAGAAATCATGCCACTCTGGGGGGGGCAGCGTATCGGAGAGCGGGATGTCGCGGGGGCCGAAAATCGGATCGCACAAAGTGCTTTTCCCAACTCCCGGCGGTCCCGCAACATCAAGCCATTTCATGGATTACCTGCCGTTCCGTGCCTAGCCACGCCTTGCGTTGCCAGCCTGACCATACCCATCCTTGCCTGCCGTGCCAAGCCTTGCCCAGCCTCGCCAAGCCCTGCCTGCCAAGCCCGGCCACGCCGTGCCGTGCCTCTCCCGGTCATGCCATGCCTGCCTTGTCTTGCCATACCTTGCCTTGCCGCGCCTCGCCTCTCCCGGTCATGCCTCGCCAAGCCTGCCTCGCCAAGCCCCGTCTTTCCGCGCCCCGCCTCGCCGTGCCTGCCTTGCCAAGCCTCACCTCGCCAATCCTAGCCAAGCCAAGCCCTGCCTGCCCAGCCTCGCCATGCCTCGCCATGCCTCGCCACGCCTGCCTTGCCTGACCATGCCACCCCCCGCCATGCCACACCTCGCCTGCCTCGCCAAGCCCCGCCGCGCCATGCCAAGCCCCGCCCAGCCGCGCCTGCCCAGCCTTGCCTAGCCATGCCCAGCCATGCCAAAAGAGAGGGGGGCCGAAGCCCCCACCCTGTTACGCGCCTCTCCCCTCCGCGAAGGAGGAGAGAGCCTTTCGGAACGGCTTCAGGTCGACCCCGAAATATTCCGCCGTTCCCGACCATTTGCGAACCCAACTATCGAGTTCCATGTGCGCTTGGTTTGCGGCCTCGCGCCAGAACTCCGGGGAGTTGGTGGCAAGCATGTGCCCGCCACCACGGTTGCGTTTTTCCAGCGATGCCAAAGCGAACGGAACCTCTACAAATTCTGCTCGTACGTTGGATATGTCCAGTTCCGCGACCTCGAACCTCTGCTTGAGGCCTTGTGCAAACTGGCGCGCCCGCTCGAGGTTGTATTCGAGGAAGCACTTGTCCGTATCCCACTCGAACCAGCCATAGGCAGGATGATCGGAACCGGCTTCCAAGACCTCCTTGAAAAAGACATCGCAATGATATTCGCCGTCCGGTTGACGCATGGCGTGCTCCCGGATGATCTTCTGACGTTCGCTGGCCGTGATGCGCTCCCTGCGCTTTGTTTTTTCCAGCATCAGGCAGCCCTCCGATCAACCTCGCCCTCGTAGTAGGCGAGCAGGTCAGCCGTTTCTTGGTTGTAGCATTCCGGCTCGTTGAGGGCTGCAAGCTGGGCATCGCGACCGCCGGAAGCGACGATCTCGTCCCACTCTGGATCGTCTTCGTCGGTGACGACGCGGAAGGATCCGAAGCTGAACTTGCCCTTCTCCTGACGACCATCGCCGACGCCAACCAGCATCCCGGCATTGAAGAGCAGGGAGACCACGTCGGTCTGCGAAAGCTGCGGGCTGGCGAACCTGATGTCGAACTCGCTGCACCATTTCGCGAGGATCGGGCGAGAGCGAACGTCTGGCGTCCTGTTGATGTCTGCCGAACGGACGACGTCCATGCGAAGCTGGGGGATGCCCCAGACGGGAGCCGTTTCACCGGGCATGAACAGCAGGCGCTGGGCCTGCGTCTTCTTGATGCCCCCGGTCTCCAGTGCTGCGGTACACATTGCAGCCTTGATGGCGACGGTACGGATGCCGATTGCAGTTGGCCCGGTCTCCTCCAGTTCGGTCGCGTCAAGCATTTCCTGAAGGGGATGATGCTTGATCTCCGCACGTTCCGCCATCGTCTTCTTCTTGGACCCGACGAGCAGGCCCTGCTTGACCTTGTTGGACATCCGGTTCTGGAGGAGGGGGGTGGTTCCGATGATGCGGGCATGAACTCCGCCCATCTTCATTTTCACGATAGTAGGTTTGGCAATCTTTTTCGTAGCAGCCATGGTAAATCTCCTTGGTGGCTTGTTGATGTGCTGCCTGCGGTGCAACACCAAGGAGAACATTATACGTTATTCTTTTTTAGTCAATCAGATATCCTGTCAATTATCGCGAAGCCGCTGATCGGGACAAACTTGCAGGGTTCGCGGTCCATCTCGTCCCCTCGATCAGACCTGCCACCCATTGCCAGTGTCGCTTTCGACGACCAGAAGTCTGAGATTGGGAGGACGCCTGTGCAATCCGACCATTGGACGACGAGCCATGCCTTGACGTTGGTGACTTCCTCAAGCTGCTTCAGCGATATTACCTTCAGGGCCGAAAGCATGTAGGTATCGTATATCCCGTAATCGTGGGGGCGGCATTTCACCTCGAGCCAAGAATGCGGCCTGCCGTGCTTGAAACCCAGTGCATCAGCCGGGTAAAGTCGTGGCATCAATTCGTAGCCATACAGGCCTGTTTTCTCCACCAGCCTGTCCAGCACGGCCTTTTGCCTGTCCCTGTCCTCGTCGCTCTCGTAGACGGGCCTCATTTCGGTACCAGCACGACCATGCGGTAGTCTTGGTCGTCTCCGATCTGGTGATGCTCCTGCAGCCTGAAGCCTTCCGGAATGTCGGCATTGATCGCCTCGAGCGGGTATGCCTTCGGGTTGTTGGCAATGCGTGCCGTGAAGATGATCGATCCCTTCGTCACCCTGCCCAGTTCCATGAGCGCCTGCCGCCGTTCGTCGGGCGTCAGCCATCGCGTCAGGCGGATCATGAACGAGGCGTCGAAGACCTTGTCCTCGCAGGGCATGCTTATGACGGAACCCTGCGCCAGTTCGCCCCGCCCCTTGCCACCCTCCATCTTCTCAGCCGCCAGCTTCAGCATGTCATCGGAAACATCGATGCCGACATAGCGGACACCTGCCTGCTCGAAGAGCGGGATCAGTCGCCCTGTCCCGACCGGGACGTCGAGCACGTCGAAATGGTTGGGCATGGCCGTGATGATTTTCTCCAGCATGTCCTGCTCGGCGATCCATTTCGGCGACTGGTCGCGGCGCTTGTCGTAACTCTCTGCGATGCGACCGGAGTAGAGCCTGACACCCGGCTTGCAGTTCTCGATGTCCGACAGGATGTGCGTCACGTTCTCCTCGATGCCCTCGGTGCTGTCCACCCTGATTACCCTGCAGCGGTTCGAGATCGCCTCGTATGTCATGTTCGCCACGTCCCATGATCTCTGGCTCTCGTAGGAGCGGTCGTGGGCGAGGTCGTGCGTCTCGATGCGGGCGACGTTGCGCTGCTTCAGGACATCGACGGGACAGGTGACGTAGATCGCGATGTCCGGCACGGGCACGACCTTGAACCAGTCCTCCATGTTGACCTTGGGCACGAGGCGCTCGATGCTCTGGCTGCGATGCAGGAGACCGCCGTCGACCAGCATCATGTCGTTGGTCTCTCTGGCCAACAGTTGCTTTGCCAGCGCCCTGACCACGCCCTGATGGCGGACCCCGAGGCGCGGGCCGATGCAGACGTGCCAGACCTTGTCGAGAGAGGGCAGGAAGTCGACCACGTCGATCCACTTGCCGCCCTTCGCCTTCACGATCTCGAGGGCTTCCTCTGCGGGCATGGTCGGGTTGGGGATGAACTTCCCCGTCTCCATCAGCGCCTTGTAGATTTCCGACTTGCCTGCGCCGGAGGGACCAAACAGTTCAACGATCATCCTTCACCCTCATCGCCAGCCAGACGTAGTATTCGGGATCCCGCACCGTGTGGGCGTCGACAAGGCGGAAGCCGTTCCTCTTCAGGGCACCCTCGAGCACAGACTGGAGGTGACGCCACGAGCGGTTGCGCGCCTCCATCTCCTTGCCCGTGATGGCATTGAAGATCAGCCGCTTGGAGGTCACCCTGCACAGTTCATCGATGGCCGCTGCGAACTCCTCCGGGTTCAGCTTCTCCAGAAGGCGGATGCAGACGACGGTCGGGTATGACCTGTCTAGGACGGGGATGGAAGTGATGTTGCCCTTGCCGATCCTCGCCTTGGGGAACTTCTTCTTGGCGATTGCCAGCATTTCCTCTGAGACGTCGAGGCCCGCATATTCCAGCCCCAGCTTCTCGTAGACGCCGAAATAGCGCCCGGTGCCGCACGGGATGTCGAGGACAGGCCCCTCCGCATCGGCGAGAAAGCGCATGACCCCTTCGTTCTCGGCCAGCCACTTCGGGTCTGTGTCCCGGCCTTCGTCGTAGGTCTGCGCTTTCTCTCCGTACCAGTCGCGCGTTGCACGTTCGAGGTTCATTTCCCGAACCTGCGCGACTGCCTGCGGTCCCCGCCCAAGGTAAACCATCTGTCCCTTCATTTTGCCAGCGGGCCTTGGTTGGCCCCTCCCTTTTCGGATCTCAGTCGTGCGAAGGCATCGGCTGCGTCCCTCGACACGAAGCGCGGGAAGCGCCTGCCCGTGTTCTTCTCGTACATGTTGGCGAGGCGCTTGGAAGCCTTCTCGTCCATCTGCGTCGAGGTGTTCTTGGAGGTGAACCAGAGCGAGGGGATCACGGCCCACATCGGGCCGTCCTTCACGGTGATCGTCCTCTCGGTCGACCATGTCCCGTCGTGGTTGTCGACCGCGTCATGCTTCTCGGGATCGAACGGCACGTACCAATCCGTCATCTCCAGTGCTCCTTGATCCATGGGTGCTGTTGCTGCACCCCTTCCTGCCATGGCGCTCTTGCGCCCGGTACGGTGACGAGGCAGGCGTTGGCAGGCAGGTCGGACCCCAGCCCCGTCGAGTTCAGGCGACCTGCACCATACACCCCGTCTCGCTCGTCGACAAAGGGGGTGGCGTACCAGTCGACCACCTCGGAGAGCCATGCCTGTTCGCGTCCGCCGAAGCGCCAGTTGATGCTCTCCACCAGATCCTTGTCGTTCGGGTCGAACGCCTCGTAGAGTTCGGGATGCGATCCCGGCGTGAACAACTGGAAGGATGACTGGAAGAAGGCGCGTCCCGGCTGCGGCCAGTTCGGGTTGCGGAACAGGACGAGCGGTTCTGTCCGCCTGATCAGGTGATCGAGACTGCCCGTCACCACCATGTCGATGTCGAGGTTCATCACCCTGCTGGCCTTGATCAGGTCGCCGTAATCGCGCCTGTGCTGCATCAGCCTCGCGTAGACGGTGCCGGGGATGTGCTTCGACATGTCAATCGGCAGCGTTTGAATATCATCGATCTCGTGATCTGATACACAAACGAACTTGTGTTCAATGGATAAATGCCTGCGGACCATGTTACGCAGGATCCTGACGTAATCGTCCTTGAAGGTGTAGCCACGGCTGTCTCGGGCCGGGTCGCGCCAAAGGAAGCATGTTACTGCGAGGGTCATGCCACCGCCTTTTCAAATCTCGACAGCACCTGATCAGCAGCCTTGACGCAGGTCGAGATCTTGCCGGAGAAGATCGAGTAGATCCTGTGGTTGCCGTGCCGCCTGACCAGCGTCGGGCGCTTGTCCGTCTCGTCCTCGTGAGGCAGGACGGCCCTGACCGTGAACATCGACCCGACGTGCTCGGCGTGGTCGAGAAATGGCAGGTACCGCTTGGCGTCGTCGATCATTTTCCCGAACTTCGAGTATTCACGCAGCCCCGGATCGTCGTGGCCAACGCATCCGACATCGATCATGCCCTTGAGCCATGCCGGGATATTCGGTTCGATGCCGATGAACTCCTCGTGCAGGGCGTACTTGGCATGACCGAACAGGTGCAGGCTGCTCCTGCCGTATGGATCGACCGATGAGAACGGGCCGTCCATGATGACGACCGACGTCTTCTCGAACCTCGGTGGAAGGGAGATCAGCGGTTTCTCCACCACCTCGTAGAGGCGCTTTGACGGGGTCTGGCCGAGGTTCTTCAGCACTGCCTCGCCACTGGCGTAGCAGGCCACCACGATGCGGTCGTAATCGTTCTTTTCAGCGTAAGGGAACTCCCTGCTCCAGTGGCAGGTGATGTTGCGGTGCGAAAGCTTTTCCTTCATCAGCCTGAGCATGATGATCGGGTCGATGCGGCCCTCGTCTGCCAGCATGGCGAAGCGGATCTCGTGGCGGTTGAACAGCGGCGAGTTGGTGACGGGCCTGTTCCACAAGCCTGCCTCGTCGAGGAACGATCTGTATTTCTTGACGCTCGTCAGGCTTCCCGCTCTGGCGATGGCGTAGTAGTGCCTCTCCTGACCGTACGGTGAACAGGGGATGATGGCCTCTCCGTATTCCTCGAAAAAGCCATGGTTGCCGATACGGCATTCCCATCCCGTCTTGGGCGATCTGGGATAATGGTAGCCGCGATGCAGCCGGAACTGGTTGCACCATGACGCGCCCTTCATCGGGCCGCGCTTGGTATCGAACAGGTCGACCTTGTAGCCTGCCCTCGCGGCCTTGGATGCCACGGTGACGCCGAAGATGCCCGCCCCGATCACCGCGATCCTCATGCCGTGATCTCCTTCTTCAGGATCTTCAGCGCCTCGGCCTTGGTGATCATCGACCCGTAGATCGGGTTGGCCAGACGCATTGCCGTGACCGCCGCCCACTTGCGCCGTGCAGCCCTGTTGTCGCCAACCATCCTGAGGCGCTGCTTCAGTTCGACGGTGTGGGCCAAGATCTCCTCCTCGAGCCTGAACTCTGGATCGGTGCAGTATCGCCGCCACCAGATGTCCGGGCCTAACTGATGCTGGCGGAACAGGTGCAGCGCCTCGTGGTCGACCAGTTCGACGGGAAAGATTTCGCCGGAAGGGCTGTACACCTTGTCGAAGTAGGCGAAGTAGACCTTCTTGCCCCTGATCGGGAAGATGCTTGCGACCATGTCGTAGACAGGCGGCTTCTCGTACACCACCTCCACCCAGTGCTTCCCGATGTCGTTGTAGACCTTCACGCCTGACAATGCTCACCCCCGTTCATCCTGATGGTGACCCCTGAAACGAAAGAGCCGTCCGGCCCGAGCAGCCACCTGATCAGGCTGGCGACCTCTTCAGGATCGACCATGCGCCCCTTGGGGTGCTCCTGCAGGCGTTTCTGCAGGGCCTCCTTGCCATCGTCGTTGCGCCGCTCGACCATGCCTGACGTGGCGATCATCGATGGTGCGATGCAAACAAGCTGCTGGTTCGGGGATTTCATCCGCTTGGTCTCGATGTAACGCTGCAGTGCCAACTTGGCCGCAGCGTAGGCACCGACATGGGACCACTTGAAGGCACTGTCGGACCCCATCACCACGATGCGGGCGTTGACGTTGTCATCGATCAGCCACTCGATCTCGCGCATGGTCACGAAGCAGTTCGTCCACATTATCTCGTAGATCTCGTTATCGGTGCAGTCCCTGAAATGCTTCTGGTTGTGCCAGCCTTGGGCGAACAGGTAATAATTCCCATCCATGGGAACAGGCCTCATGCGGTCGACGGGCTCGATCACCACGTCTGGCAAGCCTTCCAGCGACTTGACGATGACGGACCCCGCTCCACGCGTGATGATGTTCATTTGCCCCTGAACTCCTCCAGCATCTTGCGCGCCCGGTGGACCTCTTCCATGTCGCGGTCGTAGCGCCTCTTCATTGCCGGGTGATCCTTGACACCTCGGTAGCTATGCTCGACCTCCGCCTCGAGACTGTCGGTCACTTCCTTCAGCATGCGGCACAGCCGACCGATGTCCGCCCGCTCGCTCATTTCGATCCTGCCCTCGGCGGGTACCCGATCATCACGACACCCGCGATGGCGAAGATCTCGCATGGCTCGTCCGCCAGCCTGTATTTTTCCCTGACGGTCTCGACCAGCTTGCGGTGCTTCGACCACGCCTGTGGCGGTATGTCCTCCTGACGGTAGTCGCCGTCCTCGGGGAACTTGCCGTATTCCTCCATCTCGATCTGGTCCCACCAGCATGGCTGTTCAGTCATGGTCTCTGCCCGCTGCTCTTGACAGGGACGGTGCGCCTGTTCTCGCCTTCGTGGTAGGCGCTGACATGGGCCTCTATCGCCTCCCTGATCTTGAACTCGTAGCCTGTCGATCTGGCCTCTACCTCGGCGAGGCGCTTCGGCTCCCTGATCCAGTCGTAGATCGGTTCGTGGAGCGTGGTCGAGTAGATCATGATCTCGGATGCCAGAGCGATGAGGACGACGACGAGCGATCCCCACCATGCGCCACCTGCGAACGAGGCGATTGCCCAAAGGGCCACATAGGCCATGAGGGCGAGGGCAGCGGTCAGCATGATGAAGCCGAGCGTTGCGCGAGTGAAAGTGCTGTCCATGTGTTCCTCCTATCCGTCCAATCCCGGCGCGTGACCCTGCTCGATCGCCACGATCCTGCCCTTCTCCAAATCCTCCAGAACGATGCCGTATATCTCCTCAAGCTTGCCGAAGAACATCTCGATCTCGATCTCGTTGCCGATGGCCATGCCGACGAGGGCGTAGGCCAGCGTGGACAGGCGCTTGTCGAGAATATCCTCCTCGTCGTCACCATCAGGGTGCAGGTTTTCCACGAAGCGCAGGACGGCGTTCATGTCACCGTATTGCAGCTTCCCTTCCTCGGACATCACCATTTCACCTTCTGCGGCTCGAACAGCTTGCTCTCCTCGTTGCAGACGACGGTGATGCCTGCCTCGTTCAGCCTCGTTATCCAGTACTGGATGCCGGGCCTTTGATAGCTGTACTCGTTTTCGTGTGCCTGCATGACGCCCCAGATGCCGACCTGCTTGATGCCGTTTGCCTCGCAGTCGATCAGCGCCTTGGCCAGCATGTAGGCGATCGAGGACGTCCAGAAGAAGGGCCCGAAGCGTTCGGTCAGTTCCTTTTCGGGATAAAGGCGCGCCGACTGGATGAGTTGGACTGCTTCCGGATCGCGCACCCAAACCACCTGATGCTTGGGATTGGTGGCGAGATCCATCACGTAGGAGAGCGGTCTCGTCTCGTCGCAGAAGGGGGAGTGGACCTCGAACCACTGGTCGACGCGGAATGCCCCGCCGTCCGGTCGCCTGCCGCCCTGCAGGTAGCGAAGGTAAGGATCCTGACCGGAGCGTGGGTCGGGCCTCTTGACGAAGGCGTTTTTCTCGTAGTCGACAGGGGGGAGCGTGGCGAGGTTGTGGGAAGAGCAGCCGTAGATCACCCACTTGGGATCATCGAACGGTGCCATCATGATGGTCTTGGGATTGGAGCCGAGAACAGCAATGCCTTCGATGGCGGGCTGGTTGCCTGCAGCCTGCTTGGCTGCGTCTGCCTGCGCCTTGAGCGCGTCGGCCTTGTCGGGGGAGGTCTCTTGGATCTTTTCAGGGGTGGTGGGTTTGGGCGTGCTGGAACGCTTCTTGGTTGCCACTGCGGATGACCTCCTGTTGAAGTTCATCCCGTTTAGCATCGTTGCTGTAGAATTTCCACTCCCGTTCGAAACGATTGTGGACGATCTCGACCGCGGCCTTTGAAAGCGGCCTGCGACGGGAATTGGTCCTGCGCTCCTTGGTCACGTTGAGGCGTGGCACGGGCTTGGTGACGCCGATGGCCCGGAAGAACCTGTCCATGTCCTCGGCACGCCAGATCTCGTCGAAGATCAGGCGACCATAGGTGTCGGTGAACCAGTCGTACGGAGTGAAGCAGCGTTCGGCGAACTCGGCGTCGTCGATGTCCTTCTCGGCGATGCCCCATGCCTTCCAGCCCTTGTGGGCGTTGTAGCAGGTAGTAACCCACTCGACGGGGTGCCGGACGAAACCTATCCGCCTTGCGGTGCGGTAGTCCGCCCAGCCGTCCCAGTCCCGCGTCTTCGCGTGGTCGTCCCCGCCGCAATGGGAGACATCGCGGCAGGTCTTCTTCATGTGCCGTATGAACGACGTGGACCCCGTGCAGGGAACGCGGACGTAGAGGAAGTCGTGCTCCCCGCAGTAGTGCATTACAGGCCTGTGTCCCTCGGTCCCGACACGTTGACCCAGTCGATGTCGAGCAGGGCCATGCCGCCCGTGTCCGACCAGAACAGGATCTGTGGAGCGAGAGGGATGGCCATGCCGAGCGGCGAGGAAATCGAACCCTTCGGCTCGCCGTTGACGTAGAACGTCGCCGTGCCGCCCGTATCGGATGGCCCGTGGTGGATGGCCACCTCGAGGTCGACGTACTTGCCGAGCGTGTAGCCCGTGTCGAGCACGACAGGTGTCCTGTTGGTGTCGCCGTTCACCGCGTAGGCCACCAGCCCGGTGTCACCCGATCCGCGGTTGGAAAAGCCGATGCCGACAGCATTGGTCGCCACCGATACGATGGCCCCGCCAGTGTCGATCACGGGTGCCTCCGCCACGTTGGTGTCGGTAAAGCCCATCCACATGGCGCACTTGGTGAAGCCCGTGTCTGAAATCCTGACGCGGGCAGCGAGCCTTACAGGTGCCTTGCCATCGTTTGGTCCTGCTCCTTGGTTGCCCTTCCACTGCATTGCAGCGCTGATACCAAGCTTTGCCTGCTCGGTTGGCGTTGCCCCGGTGGCGAGACGCAGCACGCCGCCTGTCGAGTTTCTGATGGAGACCACGGCACCCGTGTCGGCCTTGAAGATGCGCCACGTCGGGTCGGTGTTGTCGAGGGAACGCCCGGTGTCGCCGACGAAGTCGTCGAAGAGTGCGACGATGTCGGGTGATCCCGGCAGGGCGATGGAGGCTCGACCCGGCATGCCGCCGCCGCCGACGAACCCACCGGCTGCGCCGATCTGGTCGTCCTTGGTGAGGTATGCCCTCGAGCCATGGAGTGAAACCTGTCTCTTGGTAGTCATGTCCTGATCCTTTGCTGGTTGCTGTTGCTGTAGGACGGATTATCCCTTGCGGGATTTCTTCTTTTTCTTCTTCGACTTGCCTGCCTTGTCCATGGCGATGGCAACCGCCTGCTTCTGCGGGTAGCCCGAGTGCCGCAGTTCACGGATGTTCTCGGACACGATGGTGGGCCTCGACCCTTTCTTCAGTGGCATTACGCTGCCCTCCTTCTAACTCGCCTGCGCTTGATCCAGCCTGACAGGCCTCCCTCTCCTCCTCCTGCCGGACCTGCCGTCACGGCGTAGATCGTCGGCTTGGGAACGAACAGGACAATGTCCGATGCAGGCACGTTGGCGTTCGCCCCTGCCAAGACGCTGGCTGGTGCAGGTGACGCGATTGCGATGTCGGCTGCAGGGACGAGGGCCGCTCCGCCAGATGCGGCAGACGGAGCGACCGCCGAGGTGGCGATGTCGGAAAAAGGAACCGAAGCCGACGCGCCACTGGAAGCAGATGGTGCCTCTGATGCAACCGAAATGTCAACGGCAGGGACATCGATCAATGCAGCCTGACCGACCAGCGGCTCGTGCGCCGCGATGGCGATGTCAGGTGCAACTGCGACAACGCCCGCCCCCGCAGCGAGTACAGGGACGGGCGCTACCAGCACAACATCGGTCGTGGGAGGCTCGACCGACTTGCCGGTTGCCAGAGACGGTTCGTGGCCGCTCACGGCAATGTCGGCAACGGGTGAAACGATCAAGGCACCAGTGCCAACACCGGGAGCCTCGACCGCGACAGCGATGTTGTCCGCAGGTGGCCGTATGTTTACAATCGATGGCACCAGTGGAGCAAGCGCATCGATGACGATGTTCGCGGCAGGCACGGCGATGAGCGAACCCTCTGCCACTTCCGGTGCCAGCACGCCAAGCACGATGTCGGATGCAGGGACGTCAGCCAGTGCGCTGGTGCCGACCGAAGGCGAAAGCGCATCGAGGGCCACGTCGGATGCAGGGACGTCGGCTGACTTGCCTGCTGCCAGTACCGGCGCTGCCGTTGCCGTTGCAATGTCCGATGACGGTGCCGATGCGCTAGCCCCTGCAGCCAGAGCAGGAGAAGCGGCAGCGACAGCGATGTCGGTGACAGGCACATCGGCAAGGGCGCTGGTGCCGACCAGCGGAGCCTGAACTGCAATCGCGACATCGGTGACAGGCACCGTGACCGCCTTGCCTGCAGCAGCAGCCGGGACAGCAGCATCGATGGCGATGTCGTCGACGGGCGGCAGGATCTCGACGCCGCCCTGAGCAGGCCCATACTCGACGGCACCGACCGACCACGATGACCCGGAGAACAGCGTGGAATAGTCCACCGCCGTCCCGGTGTATTCGTCGTTCCTGAACTCGTGGTTCGCCGTCGTCTCCGAGCCGTAGTATTCACCCGCCTGAACCCAATTCGTGCCGGGAGCCGCGCTTGCATCGCCGCCCGTGGCTTCATTCGACGCCGACCCGGCAACCAGCACGTCCCCGGCGGTGCAGGAAGCCGAAAGGGTGCCGCTGTACGAGCCGCTCCTGCCCCCGCCTGTCGCCCCGTCCGTGAACGACTGGATCGCCGCGATGTCACCAGCCGATGCCGTGTTGACGAAGTTCAGCACCGTGATCGATATCTGGCCCAGCGATCCGGTCCCGCCCCCGCCCGAGTTCACGGTGACCGTCATCGACGCCCCGGAGGTGACCGGGGCCGACCAGATCGACACCCCGGTGCTGTCGAAGGACTGGTGTGTCACCTCCTCGTCCTTCGTCCACGTCAGGGACTGGGTGTCGGAGATCGACTGGTTGGAGAGCGTGGTCGGGTTCGGCCCGACATTCTTCACGCTCATGATGACGACCAGCAGCGAATTGTCCGCCGGGGTGAAGCTGTTCGACGTTAGCGAGTTCGAGGACGACTGGTTCGCGCTCTTGCCGTCCAGTTTCTGGAGAGCGATGCCGCTCGAACTGTCACCCGCGATGACCTGTGGCGTGGAAGTATAGGAGTTAAGCGTCGTGCCGCCCGTCAGGACGATCCTGAACTCGTAGATGTCGCCGACATTCGCCCCGTTCGTCGACGAGAACGAGAGCGTGTATTCCGCCTCGTACTCGTCATTGCCTGCGGTAGCCGCCTCGGCAGGGGTGGTGCCGGTGCTTTCCACCGCGTCCCCGTCCCTGAACGTGCCGGAGCCGAGTTGCTGCGTGGCAGCGACGTTCAGCGCGTAGGCCGACGCCGCGTATATGACCGGCGTGGAGGTGCCGACATTCGTCCACGATCCGAACGTGGCCCCGTCCGTCGAAACGCGGTACTGGATGACCCATGTCGGCGTCTCGGACTGGTTGGACCCCGCCGTCTCCTGAAGGAGGAAGCGCAGGCGGAACGCGGTATCCAGCGGCAGAGCCGGGGCTGGCGATCCCGCCACGGCTGACCACGTCGCCGCGCTCTCGGACCCGTCGTCATTCCTGAAGCGGAAGGCCTGCTGGTTCCAGACTGCTGCTGTCTTGCCGCCCATCGGTCATGCCTTCCATGCAGGATGTGCAGGCTCGTCAGGCGAGATGCGCGGAACGAAATCGTCCTGATGCGCCCTGATCAGGTTCTTCTCGAACTCCGCCTCTGTCTGGTATCCGCCCTTTCGTGCGATTACATGGCCGTTATTGGCAAGGGCGAACAGCATGTCGAAGCTTTCTCCCTTCGCCCAGATACCTTCGTCCATCCACCTGTACCAGTCCGACCCGTAGAGGAGCCTGCGACCGCACCGTCCATCCTCGGTGTGGATGACCGCGACCTCCCTGCATGGCGCGTCGTTCGGCTCCCCCTGCGAACTGTCGAACGTCGTTCCGTCGCAGTAGAAGATCTTCCAGCGGCGCATCAGATCAGGTGTAGGTCCAAGTGATGATGCCGGATGCGTTCCAAGTGATCTTGAAGTCGGTGCCTGCGTCAGCCGTCTTGACTTCGCCGAAATCGATGTAGACGAGAGGCTTGTTCAGCGTCTTGGCGTAGATGACGGCAGCATCGGCTGGGCCGATGGCACCGCCTGTCGCGGTCACCGTGATGTCGGCTGCGTCAAGCTTGGCATCGTTGGTGGTGACGATGGATACGCCGCATGCAGTGAGCAGCATGCCGCCCGTGTCCCACTGGTTGCCGTAGACTTCCTGCGTGCCCGTGTCGTCCACGTTGTCCATCGATGTCTCGGACGCGACGAATGGAGCACCCGTGTCGAGCAGTTCGACGTACAGGTCGGTCAAGTCCAGCCCGCCGCCGGTATCGGCGAACAGGCGGACGGTGTGATCGTAAAGTGATGCTGTGACGGCCATTACGAGATCCTCTCTTTCAGCCTGTCGAGATCGGCTGTGATGGCATCACGCTTGGTGGTGAGTGCCTTGATCTCGCCGTGGAGTTCTGCCTGCCTCTTCTCGGCGGCGGCGATGTCTTCCTTGACGCCCTTGAGCCTGCCCGTGAGGCCTGCCGAAACGTCGTTGGCCTTCTTCTGGGCGACGGTAATGATATCCGTTGCCTGCTCGTTTGCCTTGGCGAGGATCAGTTCAGCCTGCCTGTTGGCACTGGCAAGCTGCTGCTCGGCGCTGGCTGTCTTCTCGAGAGCCTTGGCCTCGATGGCCTTGGCCTTCTGTCCTGCCGTCCTGATAGTGTCTGCAGCGGATTTCTTGGCCTTTTCGATTTCGCTGGAAGCCGCGGCAAGCGTAGCCTGTGCCCTCACGATCTGGTCCTTGAGCGCCGCGTAGGCCTTGGAGCGTTTCGCCTCGTTCTCGAGGAACTCCAGTGCCGCCTCGATGGCCTCCTTCTTCTTCAGTTCAGCCTTCAGGAGGTTGATGGTTGCCTTGCTGGTCATGGTCAGTTCCCCCTCTTGCCGATTTCCTCGAACACGAGCGTGCCTGCCATGGAGATGGGGTCGGCAGCAGCCGAGATCCGGACAACGAAACGGTCACCCGGCTCGATGCAGATCATTTCGTTGGTTTCGGGATAATACCACCAGCCTGCCTGCACGTTGAAGGCATCGGAGATGATGGTGCGGGCATTGACCGACGCGGTGCCTGTATCGGTGGCCAGCACATCGTTGGAGCGCACGACAGTGCATCCACCGCCGCCCGTGTCGCCTGTCTGCAGGAGCGGCGTGGGCGTCACCGCGATGCCGCCGCCTCCCTCCCCGCCCGTGTCGTCGCTGGAATTGTCGAAGCGGATGATCCTGACGTTCAGCATTTCTGCCTCGGCGTCACCCGCGTCACTGTACTGGCCAACCCGCACTTCGCGGATCTTGACCATGGAATTGGCCGGTGCCGTGACCTCGAAGAGATCATGTCCGCCTGCCTTGTTCGAGGGACCAGTGTCACCCTCGACCACGGCAGTGTAGATTTCTGCCATTTGTCAGCCCTCTTGCTGTTTGCTGTTTGCTTTCGAGGATCCCGAGGATCCACTCGGGGTCGGAGATCATGTAAGCCTCGATCTCGAAGGGATTTCGCCAGTAGCCGTACCTGAGCGAGTACCACGCATACAGGAGCGAGAACTTCCATGCGCCGTGCAGCTTGATCTGCTCGACGTGGACGACTTCATGCCTGACGAGTTGCCGATCGTGTTCATGCCCCGGCCTGATCCAGATCGTGCGCCATGGCATGGTAAGGGCACAGACTTCGATGCCCGAGAGACAGGAGACGAGGTGGAGCATCAGCAGCCTCCACCCCGCCGCCACGATCATTCCGCCGGTTCCGGCGAAACGTCGAGCAGTTCGTGGGGCTCGAGCGCAGCCTCCTCCAGAAGTTCGAGAACCGCTCTGGCAACGTCTCGTGTCTCGTGCAGATGCGTGTGGCTGACGTGGCCATCGATGGTCTTGGTGTCGGACCACTTGTCGCGCTGGCGGTTCTTCAGCCAGTTCATGGCCGCGCCGGGATCAGGCGGCACATGCTCGATGACGTCGGCCCGGATCACCTCGCCTTCCTTGGCGTTGTAGAAGATCTTCTCCGAATGGTACGTGTAACCCACCGCTCTCTCGTAGAGCGAACGCACCACACGCTCGTCGGCAGGGGCTTGCCCGACCTTCACCGCCTTACAAAATTCCTCGAAGCGGCTCATCCACCTGTGGATCGTCAGGACGTTCACTTCGAAGAAATCGGCAAGGTCGTATAGGGTCGCGCCCAGCCTGCAAAGCTTCTCTGCCTGCTCGGCATACTCGGGCTTGTAGCTGGAGGGACGCCCTACAGGGTTCGCCTCCCGCTCTTGCGGATCTGCGGGATCTTTGCTCATGTCTGTCTCATGAAAATGGCCCATCACTACGGGGGGCA